CGATACTACCCCACAGATGGCATCTCGGTGCAATCTGTGGCGGCAACGCGAACCTGGGTTGGGCCCCCAGGCGAGCGACCGCAGCCTAGCGGTGTATGTGGCATTGTTCTGCAAAGATGTGATAGTAGTTTCCGAGTTGAGGCAGGGAGCACTATTTGAAGTAGGATGTTGTACACACAATTGTTGGGATAGAATGCAACACGAGATATATAATAGCAGGGATCACCACTACGAGGATGAGGAAGAAGCTCAATACTTTATTAACGTGATTTTTAAAGATTACACTACTTTGTATGAGGGACGTGTTGCTTTAATAATTGAACGTGATAGAGTTTTGGCTGATAATCCTGAGGATTACGAGTCTGAGGAGGAAATTTAATAGTGACCCAAGCTATGTTTAGAAGTCTGTCCAACATTTGGGCCAGAGAGATTGGCCTCACCAAAACACCTTCCACCACGCCCAAACGGGATGTATCGCTGCATGCGAGAGACGTGGTTTTGAAATCCCCGAAGCGCAAGCGGGCTTCTGGGGATTGTATACAGGCTAGTGTTACCGCACAGAATGCTAACACTGCCCACCCTGAGGAAAGCGAACTCATCTCTTCTAGTGTGAAGTGCGAGATTGCTCAGACTCCTGACCAGTTGTTTGGTTCGTCAGATCCTGTTGATGAGCCGTTGGCACCATTGCCCATTGAAGTTCCTGAATTGCGAAAGCCAAAATCTAGTATTGGAAATTGGTGGTCTCGCTTGTTTGACGGGGATGACAAATCTTGGTGCACATCATTGGTTCAGGCTGTTTACTCGGGGGCATTTGATGGGGAGGGCGGCATTGAGGATGTAGGGTTTACAGTTTCATGGTGGACTCAGGTTAAGGGGTATTTCTTTGGAGATCATGGCTCTAGGCATCGGTCCATCCGTAGGGTGGCGAAGCTTGTTTTTCTCCTTAGACCACTTCTTGATGAGCTACGGTGCCGACTTCCGCCCGCTGACCTCTGCAATGTTGAGGAGTTGGGCCTCCGGTTTACGGAGAGAGCTGTCAAGTCACTCTTGGATGAGATTGAGACTGGTAAAACTGCCAGACTCAGCCATATCAAGTTTGAGCCCAGACAGCGTGCCACCTTGCAGAGGTTGATGTGTGCATTGGCTCCATTATTAACCGACGAAGACATGCTAGTAAAGCGGATCGCTGTCATCGTTGGGAGCCAGTCCGTCAGGTGCTAGGGGCGTCCCGTGGAGGGGTTAGCTGTGGACACTAGGGAGTTGGGAGGCAAGCCACTAGTTCATTCGGGTGGCATTTCAACATTGCCACCTCTCAGCGAGCTTGGTGTTCACCCGGCACTAACCGTCCGTCCATGGGACAGCAAACCCGCCAAGTGCAGGCGGTTTATTGCCCATACTGACCTCATGTTGTTGAACTATGGATGCCATCGTAACAGCTTGGTAAACATATTGAGGGCTTTAAATGAGCGTGTATACTATGTGAAGGGACCGAACGGTTTGGTTGAGTGTCCTAAAGGAAAGGCGGTGTCTTGGATTCGTATGAACCATATTTCGAAGCAGTTGTCTGGTCTAGTGCTGGACAGTAACCCGGGTGTCAAAGAGTTGACCTGTAAGCAATTTGTCGAGCAGTGTCCTGCACACAAGAGGGTTATGTACTCACACGCAGCTGACGAGTATGAGCGCCGAGGCATCGTCCGCAGGGACAGCAAACTCAATAGTTTTGTTAAGTTTGAGAAAGTTGAGTTTAGGAGTAGTGGGCCGAAGGCTGACCCCTGCCCTAGGATTATTCAACCCCGTTCACCGGTGTTTAATGTTGCGTTGGGAAGGTACACTCGCCGCATTGAGGAGTCGATGTATAAAGCGATTGCGGCGTCGTGGAAGGCGGATGATGATGAAGCGGTTGTCATGAAGGGGATGACCATCGAGGAAGTTGGAGCTCAGCTCCGGCGGAAATGGGACAAGTATAAGCGTCCCGTCGCCGTCGGGTTGGATGCTAGCCGATTTGATCAGCATGTTGGGGTCAACGCCCTTAAGTGGGAGCACTCTGTCTACAACTCGATCTTTAAATCCGACGAGCTGCGCTATTTGCTTAAACAGCAGTTGCGCAATCGTGGGAGTGCCTTTGTTGATGGGCACCGAGTTGACTACGTTGTTGATGGGACGCGTAGTAGTGGAGACATGAACACCTCACTGGGGAATTGTATGATCATGAGCAGTCTTGTTCTCTTGTATTTGAAGGAGAAAGGAATTAACGGATCACTAGCAAATAATGGTGATGACTGCTTAGTGTTCATGGAGGCTGACGATTTGGAGAACTTCTCGAATGGTCTGAATGAGTGGTTTTTGGATTTTGGGTTTGAGATGGAAGTTGAGGAGCCCTGTTTTGTCTTTGAGGAGTGTGAGTTTTGCCAGATGCACCCAGTTTGGTCTGATGGGTGGGTCATGGTTCGCAACCCTATGGCTGCGATCTCAAAGGACTCAATGATGTTGGGATTCCCTTCCGATCAGTACCCCCGGTGGCTGGGCGCTGTTGGCTCTGCGGGGTTGGCATTATACGGTGACATGCCAATCTACAGTGTTATGTACAAGCGTTTCTGCGACTTTGGGGTATATTCCAACTTTCGAAATCAGTCGTGTATGGAGACTGGATTTTTACGGATGACCCGCAGGAGTAGGCCTCCTCTGGTTTCTGATGCCACGCGTGATAGTTTTTCAAAAGCGTTTGGCCTCAGTCCTGCCTGCATCAGTGCTTTGGAGAGGGAGATTGCCACTTTGGATTTTAAGGTTGGCAAGGGGAAATTTGTTGCGTCCCCACTTCTCTTTAGTGACCGCTAAGAAATTGTATATAGAAGTGACATTAACTCTGGATAGTGTGATAATAATTTAATAAATTTATTTATTTGTATATTT